ACTGTATTAATAGAAAAACAACCTTCATTTAATCCTAAAATGAGAATTATAGCAGGTTGTTTGCAAACTTATTTTTTTATTAGAGGAGTCATCGACTCTCTCAACAAAATAAAAAAAATCAAATTTTTTAGTCCCAAACACAAATTGAAATGTTTCAATGGAAATGAAATAGTAATAACTGGTAAAACTAAATATGCTCAAACGAAACAAATGGGTATTATAATTTGTAGAGAAAAGTTAAAGGAATACAATGAACCCGATGAAATCAAACAAATCTTTGAAGATAGTAAGAAAAAAGACGATCTAGCCGATTGCTATCTACAAGCTATAACATATTCCATCTTTGAAAAATTAATCGCTGGAAATTCAGGAAGTACTGGGAGTCCTGGGAATAATTCGAATCATTCAAAAGTAAAAATAACTATTGGACCGAGAATAACAAATGTATACCTAAAAAACAAGTTAATTGAACACATTAATACTTTAGGTACTTTAGGTACTTTGGAGAATATCGATTCCAAATTTAAAGAGGAACTCTCAACTAAATTTAAAGTTACATTTCCATTGACAGAATCTACATTAAAAATAATTACCGATGGTTTAAAGATAAAAAAATCACTTATTCAAGGTAAGTAGTTCATCCATGGATTTCTTTATTGTTTTATAGAATACACCTCGTAGTGGTAGAGGGTTAGATATGTCGTTATTTTCTACCGAATTTATCAATGTATCGATACTTACCCAACGTATTGAACTTTTTTCAATTATTTTATTTAAATTTCGACTTTCATTGTTATTTTGAGAATAATAGTATTTTATGAAATTCGACGTTTTAATAAATGTGTCGGAGTAATTTTGGTAGTCTACATAAATAAGAAACATATGATATGGAGATCCATTGAGTGTTTGACTTAATATTTTATTATACTTAGTATTGATTTTTTCTATACATTCACTAATACCAATTACGGCACCCAATGTTTCTTCATAAAATTCTCTAGAAGCTGTATTTTTTTCATCATTTTTATCTTTAAATTCACATCTACCTCCAAAGTCTGACCAATCTCCTTCATTATCTTTTCCTAGTAAGAAAAAACACTTCCCAGATGAATCATATGTATATGGTAATATACCAGCACTATATTTATTATAATTTTTTCTTTTTGCATAATTCCATCTTGTATAATTATTGTAATTGTTATTTGTCCACATTTTTATTAATTAATAAAAATTGTTTTTTAAAGTAATTTTAACATTGCGTTAACAAAAATATAATAATACATTTACATTAATTAATTTAACATTAATACGAATGTTTACCGATAAACATGTTAAAGTGTTTAAAAACGATGCAAGAAAAACTAAGGTTGGTGTGAAAAATGTAGAACCGATTAGTAATATCGAAGTAGTAAAGGACGAAAGTGACAGCGACTCTATATCTAGTGACTCAGAGTCGGCATTGTCTGAAATATCAAAATACAACAGCAAAAAACAAAATACTAGTAATAAAAAGTCTAAGAAACCATCAAAATTTGATGGTGGTGATAATAGAAATGTTCAACAAGATTTTTCAGCATTTTCGAATCCCAAAAAGATAAACAAAACTGTAATTGAAGATTCTGGAGAATCCGAGTATTCAACTGAATCAGAGTCAGATTACCAAGACTCAGAAAATTCAGGTGGATCTGTTGATAGTGAAGAAGCCCAGAAGGCTAAATGGGAAGAGAAACAAAAAATGAAACAAGATATTCTTATAAAAATCCAAGCACTAGAGAAAAAGGGTTTTGAATTTTCTAAAAAGTTTACAATGGCTTCAAATTTTGATGATATGAAATTTGAATACGAGAAAGTTAAACACTTCATAGAGTCTCAAGCTGCTATCAAATTTTCAAGAAGATGTTTGATGGCTTGTGTAACAGGTATTGAATTTCTAAATAAACGTTTTGATCCGTTTAATGTCAAACTCGAAGGATGGTCTGAAAATGTGATGGAGAATGTAAATGACTATGATAATATTTTTGAAAGACTCCACGAGAAATACTCCGGTAAGGCAGAGATTGCACCTGAAATTGAACTTCTTCTTACATTGGGAGGAAGCGCATTCATGTTTCATCTTACCAACAGTCTACTCAAGGGACCTGGTTTTGGTGGTGTGAATACAGTTGGTCAAAATAATCCAAACTTTATGCAAAACATAATTGGATCGATGAATCAAAATATGAATCAAATGAACCAAGTACGTTCAACTTCTCAAATAAACCAAATGTACCAACAACAAGGGCCTCCTAAACCAGTAGAAACACGTGGAATGAAAGGAGAAATGAGGGGTCCAAGTATCGACCCCAATCTTTTTGCTGGTACTCAGCTTATGAATAACTATCCAAAACCACCTGCACCTGTTGAATATTCCTCTGGAATAAATGAAGATGATCGCTTTTCTGTAGCATCGAGCGACTCGTCTCTATCAAGTGTGTCAAGCGACTCAGATACTAAGAGTGTGGGAATTATCAAAAAGGGTGGACGAGGTCGTATTACCAAAAAGGGAGGTGGTGGTGGTTTTGAATTAAATATTAAATAATTAATAATTATTCTCACAAAAATAATATTAATACTAATTAATTAATGTTTAATGAACAAATTGAATTTTGCATCTGTAAGCGATGCATTTACAATAGGATCTGAGAAAATAAATAAGAATCAAGAAGAAATCAATAAACTCAAAAAGATCTTAGAAAATTCATCGATAATAAAAAACCCAGACTCACCCACAACCAACAAAGTACCACTTCCAAATCAATCTCCTCTACCACAAGGTAGTCAAGGTAGTCAAGGTAGTCAGGGTAGTCAAGGTAGTCCCAATAATACCAGTATAGATCAAGACTTCGAATACTATTTCTATAAATTATCTAGTAATCCCAAATTCGATAAAATACTACATAATTATTTAATTGTCAAACATCCAGAATGGTTACTACCAATGGGAAGTCCAGGAAGTCCCATAAGTACCGGAAGTCCAGTTTCTTACAGTGCTTTTGGTAATGTTCAAAGATCACAAAGACTTAGAAGAGATAGTACAGTTAATAACATTATTAAAAAATATTTGAATTTTCTTATTGTTTCATTTTTAATATATGTGATATTGACAACTGTATTACAAAAGTAATTTATTCATTTTTTTGTTCTAGCCAATCTTAAATTGGAATTAGATTTTTTCATATCTACATTGGTAACTTCAGTAATTTCAGGATAAACATATCTAAAGTTCAACAAGTTTAGAGAATATGAATCTACAACAGAAAAATTATTACGAAAATCTTCAATACTCATATAACCTCCAAACATCTTCAAACATTCTCTATAAGGAGCACTCTTTATAGATATCGCAGATTCAATTCCTCCAAGTTGTTTTACCAACAAGGTTATCAATTGACCTCTTTCGTATTTTTTATAATCATTTTTATAATTATTATATGCTTTTGTACAATTCCATGAACAAAATATTCCTATAAATTCATAACTCTTTTTTAAATCGTTATATTTTATTGGTAATGTACAAGGGCTATTATCAAATTTGTGACAACACCACCAACAACACACATCTGTTTTATCTGGCCAATCATTGTCCTTTATTATGTTTTTAAGTGTTGTTACTACTCGTATTCTTTTCAATTTTTGAACCTTTTTACTATTCTCTGTAAAATTTGTGACGTATTTCTTATTGTCTTTGTAATACTTCTCAAATTTCTCTTGGTCTAAATCAAGAATTTCATCCACTTCAATTTCCTTATCTTCGTCTGAGTATTCGTTCTCATCTATTACTGGTTTTTTTGTATTCGCTGTACCAGAATTTAATAAACCATTCGGTTCCTTCCTTGTTAATTTGTTTATTTTTTTGGAAACTGTGATATTTAAATTTCCAAATGATACATTATTAACTTGTTTTTCTATTTCTTCTACTGGATTGATCTTTACATTCAAATCTGCAACTTGGACATAATCTTCATCATCACTATATGCTACGCTATGATTGAAATTGTTTAATAAGTCTCTATTCATAATTTTTTGAAAGTTTTCAATTTCATATTTTTTCTTTCTTCCTCGTTTCTTCTTTTCGACATTTATTACTATATTATTATTTACCAAGTCCTTGTTCTTGGGTTTCCTTCCCCTTTTTTTTTTAATTACTTCTTGGTCCATGTCGATGAGATTAAATGATTACAAATATAAATCTTTAAATAATTAATAAAGTAATAAGTAATAAGTAATAACTAATATAAAAAAATACCAATAATACTACCAATACCAATGAAACCTGTTGTAACTGGATTTATTCTTGGTTTTTTACTTAAAGAAAAAATTCAACATGTTGGCATGGAAGTAGTAAAAGGTGTACTTGGAGTTTTCCATAAAGTGAAAAAGAAGAAAAATAGTATCATTAATACCAATCCAGGTGTTATCAAAAGTATAGACTTTGTTTTTAAAATTACCGATATTGAAGTATTTGATGAACATTTCAAAAATAAAGATTTAAATCTTGTAAGAATACAACCGCTATGGAATTATTTCAAAAAGAAACAAATTATTAAAGTTCCATTGGATGATGATTTTATCAAACACTTAAATAATATTAGTGAATTTAATATATCATTCAAAGATTTTTTCGATATTAAGAATATTAAGAACAACAACGAATACTACATTACTCTAGATATACCATTTTTTGAATCATTTGGCGATGTTTATCTTTATATTACATATTCAATTAACGATAAAAAGTATATAAACGTGTATAATAAACAAGATCTTATAAAAACAGATGATTTTACTGAACTAGATACAGTTTATAAAGATTTTTTTGATACAATAATAGCTGCAAGAACAGAATTCTCCAATGGTAGAATTGAATATCTCACGAGGTATTTGAAAATGTTTGTAAATAATACTAAATTACTGACACCTGAAATACTACTCAACAATTACGATAAAATTGACAATAATCTAGAAAATAAAACAATTGACATTATTACAGAAGACTCCGAAACATATATATTTACTTTAAATGAATACTTAACAAATTTAAAGAATGATTAATTAACATTGAATACTGATAATAAATACTAATAAATACTAATGACTGAACTTTCAAATGACTATCTACTTTATATTAAAACAGTACAATCACATAGTATAAAAATTCTTATTGAATCTCTAAAGGAAGTTCTTACAGATATTAATCTATATTTTGATCTCAATGGTCTTAAAATCATGACCATGGATAATGCGAGAGTAGCCTTGGTATATGTTAGACTTTTAAAAGACAATTTTGAAGAATTTGTATGTGATTCTAAGATTATGTGTGGTATAAATATGATTTATCTATTTAAACTTCTCAAGACAGTTGGGAATAATGATGTATTAACGATTTTTATAAAGAAATCGGTACAAAATGAATTAGGTATTAGAATAGACAACAAAGAGAAAAATACAGTAACTGAATCATATCTTAAAATGTTAGATATATCAGAAGAAAAGCTTGAAATACCAGATATTCAATATGATTCTGTAATATCTATGCCATCTGTAGATTTACAGAAGTATTGTAGAGATCTTGCCATTATAAGTAACCAGGTAATAATTAGCAATACAGAGTCTAAATTTATATTGGAATCTATTGGTGATTTTGCGTCACAGAAGATTATTATCGGTGAAGCCCATAATGGACTTGTGTTTTCCAAAAAGAATCAAAATGTGTCTGAGATTTTTGATTTGAAGTATCTTAATTCTTTTACAAAAAGTACCAATCTGTGTAGTACTGTAGAAATATTTCTTAAAAAGGATTACCCGTTGGTGATTGAATACAACGTGGCTAATCTAGGTAAGCTACAGTATTGTTTGGCACCTAAAGTAAAAGACGACTAATATTATTAATTAATTATTCTCACAAAAATAATATTAATTAATATTATTAAACAAAATGCCAACTGGTATAAATTCACCGCAGGGATACTCTCCCGGTAATGTCGCCGGATATTTACCTCGTTTAGAAATGGGAATGAAGTCACTTATTTATCAACAACCAATGACTTCTTATCCCGTTTCCTTTGGAGGCTATCAAGGAAATCCTGTGTTAGTTGCAAATGAAGGACTATATACTAATGGATTTGGAATGACTGCTCACCAGAAGAGATTTAAGTTAGCTGCTAAACATTGTAAGGGTAAAAGTAATTACCGTAAATGCATGAGTGCACAACTTAAAAAAGGCAAGAAGAAGAGTACCAAAAAGACTACTACCAGACGCCGTAAAACATCTGGCGGATCGAAGTATGTTTCTAAAAAAAGAAAATCACCTGAAGTAAGTGCAACAACTAAGAAGGTCGGTACAGTTGCCAAGGGTTTAGATGGAAAACGTTGGGTTGTTAAAAAAAGTGTTAACGGTGTTAAAAGATGGGCAAGATTAACAAAAAAATAATAATACTAATTAGTATTCAATGGATTCATTCGATTCATTAGATTTATTAGAATGCCCTATATGTTTGTCATCTATGTGTACAGATGATAAATATACTACATGGTGTTGTAAACAACAATTGCATAATACTTGTTATGAGGAATGTATGAAATTTAAAGCAGAATGTCCATTGTGTAGAACATTACAATTACTGGTAGTTATAAATCAACAAGAATCTTCAAATAATATTCCGGATAATATTCCCAATAATATTACTAGTTCAATATGTAATGGATTATTTAATCGTTGGGGAACTCCCGTGTTTGGGTGTTTTATAATATATTTGTTTATAACTTCTGTTACACACTATTCCAATCAAAAATAACAATTTAAAGAAAACTAATTTAATATTAAAAGAATACTTGAAAGAGTCTTTGAAAAAAGTCTTTGATGGATTATATTGATCCAAAAGTTGAAGAGTTACTTAAAATGCCTCAATATGAACAACGTACTACAGAATGGTATGAACAGCGTAAAAATGCAATTACAGCAAGTGATATACCTACTGTATTGGGAGAAAACAGTTATAAGACACCATGGAGTCTTTTTTTGGACAAATGTAATGCTAATGAAAAACCATTTGTTGGAAACGATGCAACGAGATGGGGAAATCACTATGAAGACATAGCTATAGAGAAATATTCTCAAATAAAAAATAAAAAAGTACTTTCATTTGGTTTATTGATTCACAAAGACCATCCATGGCTGGGAGGTTCACCTGATGGAATTACAACAGATGGTATTCTATTGGAAGTAAAGTGTCCCCTAAAGAGAAAGATTATTCATGGAGAAGTACCTCATCATTACTTATCTCAGGTATTACTAAACTTGGAAATTTGCGATCTTGAAGTAGCACACTTTATTGAATTTGTGCCGGGTAATGCAGATGATTCTTACGAAATCAATATAGTAGAGGTACTTCGTGATCGCGAATGGTTTGCTGAGAATATTGGTAAAATGAAGGAATTTTGGGATTCTGTATTGGATTATCGCGAGAGGGGCATTGATAAACATCCAAATTATAAAAGTTACAAGGAAAAGAGTAACAATATAAAAAATAGAAAGCAATTATTAAATAGCGGATTGACATTAAATATTGGAACTGAAGAGATTATTCCAGAAAGTAAATCTTTATTTGTTGAAGAAGATATTCCAGAAAGTAAACCACTATTCATTGAAGAATAATGGGAATTAAGGGACTTAAAAATATTATTAAAAAACATGCACCGAATGCATTCCAACAAATAACTATAACGGACTTATATGGAAAAAGAATAGCAATCGATACAAGTATCCTATTATATAAATTTAGGTATTTATATAATGATGATTATCTTATAGGATTTAATAATACTATCAACCAATTTGCAAAAAATAATGTAAATATTGTATTTGTATTTGATGGTAAACCTCCAGATGCAAAGAGAGAAACTCTTCAAAAAAGAGCAGAAACTAGAAACAAAGCAATCAAAAAAATAGACGACTTAATAACCAACTTTCAACAAACTCACTCAGGAGCTAACCAAATGGAATACATTGACGATTCAAACGAATCATTAGAATCATTAGAATCATTAGAATCAGTTACTGAATTGGAAGGACTGGAAGAATTAATTGCAAAGAAAAATGTCTACATCGTTACCAAAGAACATTCAAATGCAGTTAGACAAATGTTAAATAGTAAAGGAATACAATATTTCGAACCAGAGTGTGAAGGAGAAGAATACTGTTCATTTTTACAACGTACTGGAGTAGTAGATTATGTTCTTACTGAAGATACAGATTCTTTAACATTTGGAGCTACCAAAGTTCTTTTTAACAATAATGTTTTTAATAAATACTTACTGTGCAATTTGGAAATTCTTCTTAACGATTTACAAATGTCTTTTGAGGAATTTACAGACTTCTGTATTCTTTGTGGATGTGATTACATTCCATCAATACCAAAGGTAGGACCGGTTACTGCGTTAAAGATAATACAAAAATACAAAAACATAGATTCGTTTATTAGAGAAAACGAAACTTTAAAAAAGTTTAGTATCCCAGAAAATTTTAATTACTCTTTAGCTAGGGAACTATTTACCAGAAACAAAGAATACAAAATTCCTGAAATTCCAGAAATTGGGAATATTCCATTATTTATAAATTAAATTATTCTTAAAAAAATATATTGGCTATAATTATCAAAAAACTAAATAATCCGTAATGCCAATGTTATTAGCGTTCGGTAAAAAACGCCGCTCCAAGCGTTCTTCAACGAAGAAGTCCAGCAAGGGACGCAAACCCCCTTCCAAATTACTTAAGATGTGCAAAAAATACAAAGTCAAGGTCACCATTAAACGCGGATCAAAACGCGTCTACAAGAAGTCCAGTTTACTCAAAAAGCTGTGCTTAAAGAAAAAGAAGGCTTTGAACAAGAAGAAAAAGGTTGTTAGCCGCAAGAAGAAGTCTACAAGATTTGGAGCTAATAAGAAGAACAAAATTGGCGCAAAGAAGAACTCTAGCAGATTTGGAGCTGGTAAGAAGAACTCTACTAATTTCGGCAAGGGACGCCGTGTTCGTACGATGTCTAAGAAAGCGGCAATGAAGGCATTCAGGGCATTCTACGCCAAACATTGCAAGAGCTCAATTAAAGGTAGACGTACACGTTCCAGATTCGGGTTTGGAAGTGGCGGAAATCCACCTTTGATGCAGAGTATGGGTTATGAATTTGATCCTACCGGTAAGGGAGGTGTGTTGGGAATGGGTAGCACTGGATTGTTCCCAACCCCAGCTGCATAAATTATTTATTAATTAAATTAATTAATTCTTTAAAAAAATAAAATATTGAATATTATTATCTAACAAACAAATAATATTCAATGTATTCTTTATTTTCATTCGGTAAAAAGCGCCGCTCCAAACGTTCTTCCGCCAAAGGAAAAAAGTCACGTAAGCCACCAGCTGCGCTTATTAAAATATGTAAAATGGTTGGTGTTAAGGTAACCTCCAAACGTGGATCCAAGCGCGTTTATAAGACTGTATCGGTTCTCAAAAAGGTTTGTCTAAAGAAACTTAGAAAGATGGAAAAGAAATCTTCCTTCGGTGCCAAGAAGAAGAATGCTGTAGGAAAGTCTAAAAAGTCAGCATTCGGCAGACTCCGTAGAGCTTCCTGTATGAAGAAGTGCGGAAAGGTGTGCAGAAGAAAGTGCCAAGTAGCATCTCTCAAGAGAAAGGCTCGCAGAAATCCAACTAAGAGAAATCTTGCAAGACTAAGCAAAGCAACCATGAAGACATCTACCCGTCGCCGCACGAAGAAGGTTGCCCCAGAGATGTCTAACGCACTCGTTAAGATGTCTGGATTCGGTAACTGCCAGTATAATTCACCAATGAATCAAATGAACTTCGGTGGTCAAGATTATGGAAGTGCAGTTGCAGGATATGGTGGAATGGCATTATTTGGCAAGAGAAGACGCGCTGTGCCTAAGATGACCAAGAAACAACTCATGAAATTGTTAAAGGGAACGTCTGGGCGTAGACGTCGTTATCGTTTTGGCGATGGTGGAAATCCTTCTTTAATGCAGAGTATGGGTTATGAGTTTGATCCTACAGGTAAGGGAGGTGTGTTGGGAATGGGTAGCACAGGATTGTTCCCAACTGATGCTGCTAAATAAATAAATTAATTAAATTAATTACAATTCTTTAAAAAAATAAAATATTGAATATTATTATCTAATAAATCAATAATATTCAATATGTCATTATTATTTTCATTCGGTAAAAAACGTCGCTCCAAGCGTTCTTCAACAAAGAAGTCCGGTAAGGGACGCAAACCCCCTGCCAGTCTTATTAGACGATGCAAGAAATATGGAATCAAGGTAACTGTTAAACGTGGATCAAAACGTGTCTACAAGAAAATCAGTTTACTTAAAAAACTATGCAAAAAGAAGATGCGTAAAATGCGCAAGTCTCGCAAGGTCCGCAAAGTCCGTAAGTCCCGCAAGGTTCGCAAGTCTCGCAAGTCTCGCAAGGTACTAAAGTACTAAGGTACTAAGGTACTAAACGTAATATTAACACAATTCTATTATTTTTATATTTTCGGTAATATTTTTTAATGTATTTAGGAAAGTAGTTTCTCCATTTGCTTTTTGTTTATCGGTTCTAATTTTATAAGGAGTAAATACATCATTATTTAAGGAATAATTAAATTCTATAATGTGGTCTTTTTTCTTATCTAACTCATTTTCGATGTAATATTGATTAATTCTTCTATAGTTATCGGTATCTACTTCAAATGTTTTAAATAATTTATTTCCCTTTTTGTAGTAGTATAAATTTATACTACCGGTTTGTTTGTAATACTTAACAAGTAAGTCCATTGTATTTACACTTTTCCACTTAAATAAATTATTTTGTGTTCCATAGATTATTTTTTCATAAATTGGAGTAAATATAAGGCCATCTATTTTATGTTCAGTTGTTTTATTGATAAATTCCCAT